TTGCTGATGTAGAATATATGGAAGCGTCTCAACGATACAGACAAAAGATTGGAAAGAGAATCTCTCTTACTGCAGGAGCTGTACAACGAATATCTGAACCATATGGATTTGATCCATTAGCTGATTGGGTGTTATCCAACGGAAACATACACTACACAAGCCTTGCTTTAGAGGAAGGCTACACAATTGGGTTTGCACCAACAGGAATAAGTTACTTTGATCCTAGTGGAGCCGTCGTGGCAACAAACACACAAATATGGGAAGAAGTTGTTATACCACAAGTTCTTGATGACTATGTGAAGTCAGAAAAAGATGCATTACCGGTGCAATGGTGTCACTCCCTGGTAGTTGGTTTTGATTATTACTATTACACTAAAAAGATTTGGTTGCACTCATGGGGCAACGTGCTTCCTGTTCATCTTAATACAGGAGGAGAATATTCATATCATAAGTTTAATGATGGGAATTGGATTGATTATTCTGGTGGTTTAATATTTGGTTATAAGATCAATAAAAACCTAGGTATATTTGTTGAAGGGAAATATAACAAATACTGGAACAGACAATGGCATGATTTCAAGTTTGGAATAAACTACATCATTCTTTAATTTCTAGTATTTTTTTTGTATATTATTATATAACCAATAACGTAAAAATATGAACTGGATTAACAGTTGGCGTGAAGGAAACAAAAAGAATATTGTTGATATCACATGCAGATTAGGGTATTTTACCCTGTTAGAAATAAATTGGAACCCTGGCGTAAGCTTAAGGTTTATAGTATTAAACTTTGGATTTGAATTATAATGTGCCCGTGTCCAATATGTATAATAGCAGCAGTAATAGTTGCTGCAACAATTAAAGTAATTAAAAAGTAATATAAATGGCAACATTAAATACAACAGTCAAACTAAGCACTGCTTCTTCGGTAGCAGGTGTATTATCATTAGATTTTACTAACACTCAGGCATTTACAATAGGAGATGTAGCTGGAGATGATCTTACTGTTAATGCATTAACTTCTCTTGTAGCAACTGGTTACGGTGCTACAGCTTATGTTTATGCAGTAAATACAGCAACTGATGCTACACATAAAGTAAACTTAATGACTGATTCTGGTACACAGTGGGGTGTTTTAGAGGCCGGTGAATGGGGATTTTTTTCAATCCCTAATGGAACAGGGTTTAAGGTGCAAGCTGCAGCTGGAGTACCTGTTCTTAATTATGTTATAATGAAAAAAGCTTAAAAACCATGTTTAAAGGATTAAAAAATGTAGAAATCACTGAGACTAGTGTCCAGATGACTTTCTGCGCAAGTTGTAAGACCTGTCCAGCAATCAGTATTTCTGATGACTCTGATAAAGTAGTTGTAGGAGGTAAAGATGAAGGGTTTACTGAATTTACAAAAGATCAATTTGCTCTTTTTGTAAAGACAGTTAAAGCTGGAACATATGATAAGTATTTACCAGAAGATCGTGATCCACAAGAGGATGCTGGTTTTGGTGACTAATGTTTAATTATAAAAATATAAAATTATGCCCGCAAATATGAGAAAAGCAGGAAGAAGATATGACAAAGGTGGTTCAAACGGTAAAGGTAGGTTTGAAACAGACGATGCCATAAAAACAGATGCTACAAATGTAAAAAATAAAGTTAAATCTAAAGTAAAGAATGTAAAAGATTCAATTACAAGTGGTATTTCAAACATCAAACAATCTGCTAAAAACTTTGCTGGTGATTTTAAACCTACAAAAGGTAAGTCTAGATATTTTAAAAAACCTACTTGGGAATCTCCTACAGTAACAGACTTTTCAGCTATAAAAGATGATGTAGTAACAGTTGGTAAAAATGTTAAAGGAAAACTTAAAAAGTGGTTTGGTAGAAAGCAATACGGAGGAAATGTTCAAGGTATTGGTAAATGGGGTGGAAAAGATGTTCCTGGAATGTATAATGGTGATCCAAAACGTGACGGTTTAGTATAAATTATAAAAAAAAGTAATCATGGTATTCTTAGGAAAATTAAACCCTTTTAGAAAAGAAACAACAGATAAAGCTGGTAATAAAGTAGTTACTAAAAGAAGAACTGGTGAAGTTATCAAAACTGTTAGTAAAGATAAAGCTGGTAACAAAATTAAGGTTAAAGGTGATAAAACTAAAATAAGAAAAAAAGGTAATGTCATTGGTAGATCTAACGTTGTTAAAAAAGGTGATATGGTTACTAGAACCAAAGGTGTTAAAGTCACTGATGGTAAAATGGTTGATGCTCCTGGTTACAAAATGAAAGTTAAAAAGAAGAAGGATGGTATACAGGTAAAAGAAAAGGGTGTTGATATTGGAAATGGAAAGAAAGGTAAAAGAAAAACTAGAATTGACTCTTCAGGTAATATTAGTTCTATAAGAGAAAAGTCTATGTCTTCTGTTCCTGGTTTTGGATATAACAAAGTTACTAAAGATAGTGCAACAAATGATTTGGGTAAGGTAAATCTTAAGACGGGCAAGAATATTACTACCACAAAGAAAACAAATGAGACTAAAAAGAATGATGTTAATGTTTCAACTACTAAGGATAATACCAAAAAAGATACTAATACAAATACTAATACAAATAACGATACCAAAAAGAACACTAAAGTTACTTACGGAAGTAAAAGATCTGAATATGCTGGTAAAAACATAAAAGATGCAAAGTTTGTTGATAAAGGTGGTAAGAAAAATCTTAAAACTTATAAACAGGCTTGGGCTGATAGTGCTGAAACACAAAAGAAATATAAGGATAAGGGTGGTTATGACGCATTTAAAAAAGATGCTGAAGCTTGGTGGAAAAAGAAAGGTCTTAGTAAAGGTGGTGAAAGACGTTTAGGCGGGGCTATAACAGGTCAAGCTAAATTTGGTGGTTCTATGGGGCCACAAGGCATTTTATAAACTAAAAACAAAAGAATGAGCATTTTAAAGAAGATTTTCTCAAGTGCTGCAGGAGATTTAGTAAATTCAGTGGGGGGAGTTATTGATGATCTTGTAACTACAGATGATGAAAGAATGGCCGCTAAGGCCAAATTAAAACAAATAGTCTTAGATCATGAGGCTAAAATGGAACAAAATATAACTGACCGTTGGACTGCAGATATGAATTCTGACAGTTGGTTAAGTAAAAATGTAAGACCTATGGTTCTTATTTTTTTAATAGTATGCACTATGTTATTAATATTTATTGATGCAGGTGCAGTAGAATTTACAGTAGAAGAAAAATGGACAGACCTTCTACAATTAGTATTAATAACAGTAATTGGAGCTTACTTTGGTGGTAGATCCGTTGAAAAATTTAAAAAGAAATAATTATGCCTGATGATAAAATTTTAAGGAAAGTTGCTAATGATCAATTAGCAGAACAAATAGATAGTCAAAATGAAGTAGAAGGTTATTCTGATGAAGTAGCTCAATCTACAACTACTGCTCCAGTACGAAAAGAAGGTATATTTTTAGATCCAATAAGTACTGATCAAGCATTATATGAAGGTGGATATATGGATAAAGATGATGATATAATTCGTTCATCTGAAAGTATGCCAATTTTACAAGAGCAAGCTGATGATGATCCAGTAAGTAGTGTTCCAGAAGGTGTAGGTGAAGAGTCATGGGGAGAATGGGGTGGTAGAAAACTTAAAGATACTCTAAGATATGCTGCTAATCCAACTAATATTGGAAAAGATATTCTAAATAAACCTGGTGTTCAAAAATTTCTAGGTGATGTAAAGGCAGGTTATAAAGGTAATACAAGAAGTTTCCTTAAAGAAGGAGGTCCTGTAAAAGCAGTAGGTAGATATGGTGGTAATGTACCGGGTATGAAACACGGTGGAATGAAAAAATAATGGCAAAAGGAAATACATTTGTTTTTAGATCTAGTGGGGGTAAGAAAAGAAAAGGTGTCCACAGTAAAAATGCTAGCAAATCTCAAAATGCTTATAAAAAAGCATATAGAGGACAAGGAAGATAAAAAAAAAGAGGGCCATTACAGCCCTCTTCTTACATATGGAGGTATTTACTTCCTCTCTTTAATGAGACCTTCAATGATAATTAAATAATTTATGGCATCACCAATTTTTTCATCTACAAGTTCATGACTTGGGATCTCATTAGGAATTTTACTAATAATATTTTTAATTGATTCAAAATGCTTAGAAGCATAATTCCATGCTACACCTTCTGGTGTATCTTGAAAAGAGAATCCCACTCCTTCTTTAAATGATTGGAATACATCTAGGTCAGTAGCATATTCGTTCATTTTTCTAGAGTAGGTTTCTCTGGTTTTTTTAAACCTAGACTCCAGTAATTTGTTGAAGTCTTTCGTTTTCATAAGCTTTTGAATAATTAGGCTCCTCGTGGATATCCACAATATTGCCTGGCATAGTAAATGTAGGATGTTCTCCTACGTTATTTAAATTAAAATTTGGTTTTAACATGTGTAAAAATTTAATGATTAATAAATATGTTAAAAGAAGTAATCTATACCAGGAAAATGGAAGTAAACACTGGTATAGTTACTTCCTTTAACTAATTCCAGTGCTTCCTAATCCACCTATTCCTCTGTCAGTTTTTTCAAGATGATCAACATTTTCAAACCATGCTTGCTCATATTCAGCAATCACCATTTGAGCTATTCTGTCTCCTTTTTTAACTTCAAAGTCTTTTGTAGATAAGTTAGCTAATATTATTTTTATTTCTCCTATATAATCAGAGTCTATTGTTCCTGGAGAGTTAAGAACAATAACTTGGTTTTTAGCAGTTAAACCACTACGTGATCTAATTTGTGCTTCATAACCATTAGGTAATTTGATATGTATACCAGTACCTATAATTTCAGAAGCTCCACTTTTAATAGTGATCTTCTCATTTGATCTAATATCCATTCCAGCTGAACCACTTGTTTCATAACTAGGATTAGGATTTTTAGATTTGTTTATAATTTGGATTTTTGGTCTAAACCATGTCCATAATTCATAATTCCCCATAACATTTGTACATTAAGTTTGATACTTTTTCTTCTATATATTCAACAACAGCTATTGCAGTTGTAAACCAAAGAAGAAGTGCCCATATAACGATCATGATCAATAATAGAATTATTCCTAATACTGATTTGATGCAATTTAGTAAAAATTTTCCTACTTTCATAATTTTAAAATATATATCTAATTTTGTTCCAAGGTATTACATTATCATGAACTTTAATAAAATTATCAATAAATTCTGATTTTAATTTGTGTTTATATCTAATGTTTTTACCTCCATATTGTGAGATTTTTTGTTCTTGTATATCTGGATACCAAAGATCTTTTTCTGTTCTAGGATTTTTAAGCATATTTCTATAATGTTTGTTTTCATTATGTGTTAAGAATATGCATTCTGCTAAAACATTACTTTCATCTCTAACATTATTGTTAACTAAAGCAAATAATTCTTCATAATCATCTAGCCATCCGTCATATACTATAATAGGACTAAAATTAAGATGTACTTCATATCCTGCTTCTTTAAATTTGTCTATTGCTTGTATTCTTTCTAATATGGTTGATGTATTTGGTTCGTGTAATTGTCTTTTGTTTTCAGGTATTAGACTAAATCTAATCCTTATTTTTTGTTGAGGGTTATATTTGAGTAATTCTGGGTTAACATATTTAGTTGCAAAACTTCCCATAGCCTTATCATGATGTTTAAAAAAATCAAATATTCTTTTCCATTCATGATGTTTAGCATGAAGAGCAAAATCTTCATTACAACTTATATCATATGTAATATACTTGTGGTGTGTTTGATTTGGTTTTTCCACCTCTAGTGGAGCAAATAAAGAGTGATTGTTTATTTCTGTTAAAATTTGATTTGTGTTTTTAGCTATAGATAAATCTTCAGGTTTGTGTCTTTTCATATAACAATATGAACAGTTGTATAAACATCCCCAGCCAAAACTAGGAGATATAAAGTCTGTAGATCTACCTGATGGGCGGATCTTCAGACTTTTTCTAATATCTCTTGTGATTACTGTCATATTTTGAATTCTTCAAAACTATCATAATCTTGAGCTTCCATATCAGCATCAAAATCTGATCCTGTCATAATAGCTTGATCATATACTCCATCTTCTAAAAAGTCATCATTTGGTTGTACATAACCATCTCCATTTGGATATTTAAAATTTTTATCTGTATTATGTAAAAAAGACTGACTTAATAGTTCTGCAGTCATAAATTCATGAAACTTAACTTGATCACTCATCCATGTTCTTGGGTGAGATTTCTTAAAAGAATGTGTAACATGATTATAAAATGTCCATGCATTATTAAGATCAGC